ATCTACTTCCAAGGCTCCGTTTCTTGATTTCTGGTATGCTTTAAGTGCATAAATAGTATTGTCCCCAGCTTCTCTGTCAAGGTCAAGAACTTTGCTGTTTCTTCCTTTGAATCCTCTTGCAACAAGAATTTCCTGTAAAAGCAATACGGATGTTCCTGTGCTTCCTAACTGTACTGTTTCCGGTTCAAACATGTATTTACCTCCTGTTACTGTGTTACTATTTTCCTTTGTGTTGTTTGTCTCTCCATTAACAATACTGTAATCTGGTGTACAGAATTTTGTTCCAGGGAGCTTACTGTTCAGGTAGCTTTTCGCACATACTCCTCCACCATTGGCTACGATTTCAGATGCTCCCGACGTATTTCCCTCAATCGTATAGAATCTGTCACCGATTACTGCTGTAACGATTCCTGTGTGTGTAAAAGTTCCTCCGCGGTAAAAGATCACAATATCTCCTACTTTCGGGTTTGCGTTCCTTGTGAAAAGGTTTCCTAAGGTCGGGCAGTATACATATGGCCAATGTTTGAGAAGTTTCTTTGCATTTTCTAATCCGAACGCTTTCATAAAGCACCAGCTCACAAAGCAGGCGCACCACGCCTGTCCCTGGTATCCTGGGTAAACGTCGCGCCAATATTTTGTGTAATTAGCTGATCCTGCATTTGCGGTTTTGTCGTTCAGTTGATTGTTACTTTTTTTCTCTAAGTATCCAATCTCATTTTTTGCAATCATTATAACTTTCTCAATCGCTTTATCCATGTTGATTCCTCCTTCCTGTACAGCATAATCTTTGTAGAATATGTTTCTGTCTACCGTTCCAGCAATTCCCGGTATCTTTGCTTTACTGGAGTACTGCCATCCTACTCCGAAGTCTGGGCGCAGGCGTTCCTGCAATGTTCCATTATCGTTTTGTGGATAGCGTGCTACCCAAAATTCATACTTTTTCAAATGGCTGCATATTACATTTTCGTACCAGTCTACATTGCAATAGATTCCGAACTTATACCCTGCATTAACAATAATCTTTTCAAATGCTTCTGTCATTTTGTGGAGACTTTCAGCTCCAAGTGCTCTCTGATTGTTCCACTCAAGATCTAACCAGACTGGAAATTGCAATTTCCGTCCAGCTAATACAGAAATAATTTTCTGTGCCTCTGACTCAATCTCTGGGATTGTCATTGCATAAGAGTATTTATATACTCCTGTTGGAATGTTATGCTCCTGGCACGCTGCATAATTTTTTTCAAAATATTTATCTGTAACGTTCCCGGCTTCTGTGATCCGGAGAATAGCGAACCCCATACCGTAATTCGCGACTGTTTCCCAGTTGATATTTTTCTGCCAGGCGGAAACGTCAATTCCTTTGATTTCCATGTTTACCTCCAGGAAAAGCCCGGCATTATACCGGGCTGTGCAAAATTATTTTGTTCCATCAGAAAACAAGTTGTTCAGGTTTTCGTCTGCCTCTACTTCCGGGATTCCTGCGACGCTTGTGAGCAGACTTACAACTCCGGCCACTACTGCAGACGATACAACCATCTTCCAGTCCACTGCAGAGATCACACTTCCGGCTCCGATCACACCCACTGCAGTCTGCGCCATTGTTTTTACGGCTCTGATTCCTGCTTTCTTCCACCATTTCACTGTGTCTACGCTTGGTTTAAATACGCAATTTTTAAACATTTGCCCCTCCTTATATTCCAAACTGTTTTGCAATAATTCCAACTGCAATGCCTAATATAGCTGTTAATAAGTAACTTGTTACTGTCCGCCACTTTTCCCCGTCTCTTGACTCAAGAGCTTCCAGTCTTGCGCTCTGCTGTCCCTGCTCTTTCACCATGTTCTCCATGTTGTTTGCAAGCGTCTGTACAGATGTAACTAATTCCTGGAGCTGTTGAACACTGTTTTCCAGAATTTCAATCCGTCTGTTCTGTCGGTTGTCTTCTGCCTCAATTCTTTTGCGGAACTCCTCATGTTCTGCTCTTGAAATCTGTTCATTTTCCATGCTTATTTCCTCATCATCTACGTCTGCATATTTGCGGCAGGAATACTCAATTATATCTAAATCCTGCTGTATATCCTCCAGAGGTTTTGCTTTCTCTTTATCTTTAATATACAGCAGTAAATCATAAATAGAAGACCATTGCCTGCTAATAATTTGTAATTTAGTCATGCTTCCCGATTACTCAGTAATTTCCTCCATGCCTGCATCAATAAGGAGTTTTTTCACCTTTTCTTTTAACAGACGCGGAACTCTGTTGTATTCCTCTTTTGCTTCTTCAATAGTATCTTTACTTAAAATTTCAGTAACCCATAATTTTGCCATCATTTCTTTATCTCCTTTGCTCAATAACATTATAATTAAATTTCTACGCATAAACCTGTTCGCTCATTTCCAGCAGGCAGTCTTTCAACATTTCGATCTGTTCTGCCTGCTCTGCAAATTTCTGTTCAGTGCTTTTTTCTTCCTTCGGAATATATTTCAGATATTTTTCCGGGGATGCTCTTACAGTCTCCTCTGAAATCTTTTTCTGGTCTTCCCGGAACTGGTTGAAATCATATTCGAATACTGTCTGTTCTGTCTCCGGATCCGTATCCGGATAAGTTTCTGTAACAGTCTTTTCATTCAGACATATCATTACATCCACGTTTCCATCAGGCAGCGTATTCCAGGTTACAGGATCCTGCTTTTCTGTAAATCTTGCTTTCACGGCTTACCCTCCTTTTCGCTTTCTCAAATATCTTATCTACGTTATACTTTTCTCTGAAATATTCAGAATCGGAATGTTTGAACCATCCGTAATATGCTATACACCGGTACGCAAGATCTAATGGTATCGCTTTTCCTTTCTCCACATACTTCCCAGCTTTTACAAATGCCCTGCGTCCTCTCAGGAAAATGCTCCGTCTTACCTCTGTGTGATCCCGATAGATTTTGAATCCCATCATATCAATAGGTTCTCCATGATGTTTCCCGTCTTTGTCTATCCAGTCGATCTGGAACAACTTCCAATCTGGTTTTACCGTCAGATCTAAATACTCATTCATGTACTTAACCAAAAGCTTCATTGCTTTTCTTACGTCTGCCTTTCTGCTTCCAATCAGTAGGAAATCGTCCATGTAGAACAAGACATGATTAATCAGCCTGATTTCTTCTATTGTTCCGTCTCGGTGTTTCTTCCTCTTGAACAGCTTTTCAGCAGCATAATGATAAGCTGCGCTCAGATAATAATTGCAGAGCCATTGGCTCAAGTATGATCCAATTGACAGTCCCTGATCGAATGAGTCAATTAAAACAAAAGTCAAATAAAGCAGATCCTCATTTCTGACCTGCTTCTCTAACATTCTTTTCAGCTTTCTCCTGTTAATGGATGGATAACATTTCCGGACGTCTCCCTTTGCTGCTATTCTGGTCTTGCCCGGATTCTTACGGATCCAGTTCTCAATTGCTGTCTTTCCATAAACCTGTCCCCTTCCTGGAATACTTGCGCACTGATAAGTTCCTATTTTTCTTTCAAATAGTTCTCTCAATCCGTTTGTGGCTACATAATCGTATATCTGCTGTTTTATGCACTCAACGCCTATATCTCTTACTTTTCCTGAATTTCCATCCAGTCTTGCGCTTGTCTTTATAGGATCAAAAGATACTTTTCTAAGTTTTATTTCTTCTTCCATTCCTGCCGCTGCTGTGCAGACTAAATTATGTAACCAGTCTTTAAGGTTTTCTTTTATAATTCTGTGTATCTGTCTGGCTGTAATGATATTCGTATAGTTTGCCAGAAATCTGGCTGTATCCATACGGTTCCATTTATCACTTAGACATTCGTAGATACATGCGGTTATAAAGTTCTGATCTAATGTTATGTTTTTACAATACCGTTTCATTCGTTTCTTGATATAAGGGGTTTTCGGTGTTTCTACTCACCCCACACATGAATCAACTGCATTCATGGTCCTTGTCTCAGGCCCCTATGCTCCCGATCACAAGGTTCGGCTTCAATCAAATTTCGGTGATGCCCCACGCTGCTGTTGCAGGCTCCGTCCTGCGGAGCGAAATGTAACACAAATATCAAGTCATTTTCAAGAAAATCCGGAGACGATATTCCAGTTCGCATTGCCAACGCCATTGTTCGCATTCAGAATCCAGAGGCCGTAAATCGTGCCATTGTTCAGATTGCCCAGGGACAGCCAGGGAACAGGAACCGCTACCTCGTGTTACAAGTCCGTAATTTATTGCTATTCTGCTTTTCGCAGTTGATTAGTTGTCAGTTACATAGAGGGGACAGCCCCTCTGTCAGGCTGCCGCCTGCCATTCACCCCGTGTGCCGTTCGGTGAAACGCCGGAGACGATATCCCAGATCGCAAGGCCAACGCCAGCGCTCGCATTCAGAAACCAGAGGCCGTAAATCGTGCCATTGCCCAGAGTGCCCAGGGACAGCCATTCTCTTTGGCCGCTCGTGCCTGAATCTGTATACAGTCCATTGCAGAATCCTGTTGTACTTCCGGCTTTTGTTTCCGTCGGTACCATGATTCCCAGGGCTGGATCAACAAAGCATTTTGAGATGTATTTCCATGATGCTGCTGTGTATGTTACCTGAGCCGCTACTTTCTTGTATCGTGTCTTTGCTGCATTCATATCCGTTGTAAGCAGTGACGCATCCATACAGATGTATACGTCTCTCTTTGGTGTTCCGTCTTCATCTGTAACAATATCCATAAATACATTACTGAGGACTTCATAAGCACCGTATCCGGTTTCGATTCCCTGGATCTTGAATGGATTCTTGTTATCTGTATTTGAGAACGGTGATCCATCTGATCCAAGCACGCTGTCAGTTGAGCCGGTCCGCCACGGCATTGTTGAGATGCAGGTTGTTAATGTCGTGTTGAATGGTTCTGTATCCAAATATATTGCAGAATTTGTATCGTCTACCGGTTCGATCTTCAAGATCTTAACGTCATATGCAAGATTGTGCGTGTATGCGTAATATCTGTCTTTATTTGTATTTGAACCAATATCCCCGACAGATACATAAGACCCGACAATATAATTGTTGGCTTTTGCTTTTGGGAGAATCACTCTTGTTACTCCGGTTTCTGCAACTGCTGCCATTTCCTGCATTGAATAAGAATTACATCCAGCCATAACGCTTCGGCTGTTCGTTGTTGCATATAAAATAATCATCATGAGCTGTTTGTAAAAGAGATCCCAGTTTGTTGTTCCCACGTACATTGAGCCTTTCTTTCTCATGTATGCGATCAGCCCTGTGTATGATACTGGTTTTCCTCCTTTCTGGCTTCCGTTTGCCAGAATCAATCCAGCGGAGCTGTACGGCACTCCATCAATGTCTCCAGCTCCGTATTTTCCGTGGATCATAAAAGGTGAAATTGTTCCGTCTGGATTAATTGACTCTCCCATTGGTCTAAGGCCAAGGGCTTCGTTCGGACTGTCTGAATAATGATAATCTACATACTCAGGATTGTCTGTGATTCCAACCCATGCGGACATTGTGACCTCTCCGACATCCACCTTTCCAGTTTTCCTAAAATCCGGTTGTCCCTGCAGTGCAGTTACATGGTTAAAGCCTTTATTATCTACGGTAAAATTACATGGAAAGTGCATGAATACGCCAATCTCTCTGTAATCGTCCTGCCCGATCACAGTATTTGTAGACGGTTTTCTCACAAGTCCCTCGTTGTCATTCAGTTTCACGCCTGTTGGACTGGTAGAAGTGTCATACTTGTAGATTCTCGTTGTATATACTTTTCCAGTCCTGCGGAGGGCAAAAAAGTTTGATAATGCGTTTTCAATCCCTCCGCCAGCTGCAGTAATATTCTGGATCTGTTTATTTGCTTCTGCCTGAATGTTGTTTACCGCAGTCTCTCCGGTTTCCTGGAGATCTTCTTGCAGCTGTGTTCCCTCTGTAATTTTAGTTCCCAGAGATGTATCCAGGCTTGTTGCGGTCTTATTTGTTGCATCCAGATCTGTTTTTGTTTTGGTTGCTGTTGTGTTTGATGTATCCAAGGCAGCTTTGGTTTTGCCCGCTGCCGTGTTGGAAGCGTCTAAGTTCTTCTTACTTGTGTCTGCTGTTTTAACTGCAGTGTCCAGTTGGCTCTTGAGCGCTGTTCCATAGGTGATGTCTGATTCTAACTCAGTTTTTAAATCCGTTCCCTGGGTGATGTCTGCTGTAAGTGCCTTGTTTAAAGTATTTGCAATGTCAATAGAACTGTTCAGAGAGTTTTCTGTCTGTCCTGCAGTTGCGTTTGATGCGTCCAGGTTCTTTTTACTGGCGTCTGCCGTTTTAACTGCAGCATCCAGCTGGCTCTTGAGTGCCGTTCCCTGGGTGATGTCTGTATCAAGTCCCTGTTTTAACTCTTCCGCCTTTTTTACATCTGCTGCAAATTTCTGTTCTGTCTGTTCGTTCTTTTTTACTTTCTCCGTAATATCAGACTGCGCTGAAAGAATGTCAGCTTTAACCTGATTGTATTCGTTGTTTTCATCTGATACTGCATTTATTGCATTAACAATCGAATCTCTGACATCTCGCCCTTTTTGTGCTTTTGCAATCTGATCTGTGTATTTTTTTACATTTGCCACTTTTATTCCCCCTTATTTACAAGGCTATTTGAATATTCTTTTGACTTCAAGTCTCTCACTTCTGCCAGGACGGAAGTGAGCATGTAATCCATTAATGACGCAGGTATTCCGTACTGTGCCATTGCTCCGAATACTACGTTTCGAATTTCTTCTGTTCTTTTGTCCAGGATTGCCCCCAACGGAGGGGCTTCTACTGCTTTCTCTACTGTGTTGTTATCTTCTTTCTGTTCCTGTGCGGTGCTTTCTTCTGTGTCCGACTCGGACACCTTTGTTTCTTCCTTAATAGTTTCTTTATTGTCCTTTTCTTTTACTTCATTCATTATGCTGTTTTCTCCTTTTCCTCATAGAGATTTTGAATCAGTTTAAGCATTACCGGAATTAATACACGAAAGTTCCAGTCTTCCGGTTCTCCTTTTTCATTTAACTGTGCCGCTTCCGGGAAAATGCTGTATATGTCTTCTGCATAAAATCCCGGCATTTTCTTTCCGTTTAACCAGTCTTCTGGACTGAGATAATTTTCTTTGTATTTAAACCATATCACTGGAACATTCAGCATTCTTTTCGCTTCATCTAATGTCATGTTTGCAATATGATCTTTATATCGCTTGGATGATGATGACAAATAAGCCACTGTTGCTCCGTCTTTTGCAAATACCATATGGCCTCCAGATGTCACATGGGAAAGATTAAATACTTTAAATGCGTCAGAACCATCCGAAAACGTTGAAGTACCCGTATGTATCTCTAACCCTCCATCAAAAATGAAAGCATGTGATCGCATACTTAACGTTGCATATCCGGTGGTTATTTTTCCGCTTGTAACCGTAAAATTTCCGATAGTTCCTTTCTTCGCCGCAAATGAACCGTCTGTGTTAATTTTAAAATAAGTATTCGCAGTAACCAAACCGTTGAAGTTAATTTTTGATGCGTTAATCTTAACGCTCTGCGCTGTCTGGTTAATTGATGATGCAATTTCTCCAGCAGATACTTTCGACTCTATTTCCGTCTCTGTCTGCGTGATTCGGGAGCTGAGAGCACTTTCCGCACCTTTCGCACGGGAAACCTCTGACGTGATCGAGTTTTCTGCAACTGTGATCCTGGATATTGCAGTTTCGGCCGTACTTTTTGCGGTGTCAGCTGTATTCTTTGCAGTGTTTGCTGTTGTCTGTGCTGCATCTGCCTGAGCTTTTGCAACACTAATATCCTGATCCTGGATTCTTTCCCAGGATGCCGTTTTGCTTCCTGATGTTGTTCCGGAGCATTTCCATAGCAGATTTATATTGTTTCCGTAGCTTCCATGATTCGGACTTTCTGGATATGTCCCTTTTGTCAGTTCAGTTGCAGTGTAACTCGGCAAACTCTCAATTGTTGCTCCTGATGTTTCTCCGGTTGTTCCGGTAACTGACGCTATAGCGAAGCCGTAGAAGCTATCGCTTGAACCGTCTGTATGCCAGTACACATAAAATTCTGAGGATGGAACAAAAACAGATGCACCAGCAATGTCAGTTCCTCCCAGCTTCGCTGCAAGTTTCATTGTTCCGTTATCACTGTAATAAATCTTTACATAATCATAATTTACGCTTTCCGTTCTGGAGTCTGATGAAAATGTGATCTTTAATCCAGGAACCTTATATGTATATCTGTACGCATATCCGGTTGTGATATCATAGTAAATATCTCCTATGTGCAGTGACTTTAAATCGTCGCTTGTCCAGGAGGACGCTGGTTCATTTGATGTTGTCGGTATTTTGCTCCCGTAGAAATTACCATTTTTTTCTGACACTGCCTGACGTACCGTAGTCACTTCAAGAGTGATGTTATCCGTCGCCATTTTGATAGCCGCCGTCATTTGTTCCGTTGTCGAGTAGCTTTTCAGTTTTTCATCTGTGTCTGCTTTTGCATTCTTTTCAGCATTATTCGCAGCGTTTTGTCCTGCCTTTGTAGCATTGCTTTCCGCAGCGTTTGCCGCATCCTGTCCGGCTTTTACTGCTGCATTGTATTTTTCTTCCACCTGCGCTGTTGTTGTGTAGGTCTTTGACACTTCAAGGGAAATGCTGTCTGCCGCTTGTTTGATTGCACTGTTCATTTCCAGCGTCGTTGAGTAATTCAGCAATTTTGTGTCTGTGTCTGCTTTTGCATTCTTTTCGGCCTGATCTGCTGCCGCCTGTCCCGCTTTTGTGGCATTTGTTTCTGCATTACTTGCAGCAGTTTGCCCTGCTTTTGTAGCATTACTTTCCGCAGCGTTTGCCGCATCCTGCCCGGCTTTTACTGCGTCCGTGTACTTTTCTTCTAGTTGTCCAGTAGTAGCATACTTTTTTGATACTTCCAGAGAAATTCCGTTTGCTGCCTGACTGATCGCACTATTCATTTCAACTGTTGTGGAATAGTTTTTCAGTTTTGTATCAGTATCGTCTTTGGCGTTTTTCTCTGCGGAGTCTGCCGCTTCCTGTCCCTCCTGAACTGCATCTGCATAGAGCTTGTTTGCCATTTCTTGTGTTGCATATGTTTTTGAGACCGTTGAAAGAATGCTTGTCTCAGTCATTGTGATCGCTGATCTGAGCTTTTCCTCTTCCCCTTTTGCCCTGGACACCTCCGCGGTTATAAGTCCCTCCTGGACCTCGATTTTTGAAAGTGCAGATTCTGCTGTGCTCTGAGCTGCTTCAATATCCTTGTCTTTTACCCTTACCCATCCATACTCATTGCTGTCATTTTTCTGATACTGATAAGCATAGCCGGTTGTGGTATTGAAAAAGAGATCTCTTTCATGCTCCTGTCTCAGTTCATCAGTGGTCCAGGCTGAGGCCGGATTGTTTCCAGAAGTAGGCTCATAATTTCCATACCAGTTTCCAGATTTTCTTTCTAACTGCTGTTCCAGGCTTGATACAGAAAGAGTTATTTTCCCATCCATGGCTTCTATGGATGTAGTGACTTCTTTTAGAATCGCTTTTTTGTTTTCTGAATCCCCGTCTGATATTTTTGTTTCAATGTAATTTTTACATTCTGTTGACAGAGCTTCCGTCTTAATCGAACCGGCAAGGATTCTCTCCCCCAGAATGGTTCCGTCTAAAGTCATGCCGACGGTATACGGACCGGCATAACCATTGTGCGAACCTCCGATTCCATTTTTGTTTATCTGCAGTATATTTGTCGCCTGGTTTTTATCCGGTGCGTCCATGTACAGATCTCTGAGCCAGAGACCGTTTTCATCAAATTCGGTGAGCTTATATCCACCTTTCGCTCCCGTCATTTGCTTCGTAAGGTTATCAATTGCAGACTTCATCCATTCTGTCTGAACTCTGCCTGCGTCTGTTGTCTCTTGTCTGATCTGTGTGAATGTTCCGGATGTCTGATCTGTAAAAGACTGCTGCAGGTTTTCTCCAAGTGTCAGCTGCGCCTGATCTGGCTGTTGCAATGGTATTTTCATTTCCATAACCGGAAGAACTTTCTTCATTCCGTATGGAATTGCATTGCAAAGCACTCTGTCCCCTATGTCAAACGAATCGTAATCCTGTCCGAATAAAGACAGGTCTACGGCAGTCAGCGAAATAACAAGGCTTTCATACTGGTTACTTGTCAGAAATTCAGTTGCTTTCTTTAACAGGTTTGCCGGAACTGATACGTCGTCCCATTTTTCTGTTCTCCATACCCAGCCAAAATTTTCAACTGCTTCTTTACTGTATATGTAGTCTTTTCCATCATTTACTGATGTAATATCAACATTTTTTTCAAGTCGTTCAAATTCGGATGCGTTTTCGTCTGTTTCCTGTTCGATTGCTGCCCCCAGCGGAATCAGAGCTGTGATAACATCATCTGCTGTCATTGTCTCTGAATAATCCATCAGGTTTTCCCCGAATTGTATAGGCTGTTCACAATATTTTCCGTATTCCTGAATAGTCAGCCAGTCAAGATACAGTTTATCGTTCTCGTGCCTGAGCCGCAGGTATCCTCCCAGGCGGTCAACTAATTTATCCCGGATTGCTTCCAGTGTGTTCTCTCTGTCTGTAATTCTGTACAAAGAATCATTACTGTCGTGGATCGTTACGACTCCTGTATATATCTTTTTTCTGTCTTCCACCTGATTATTGTGAAGTTGTAACCATGCGTCTAACAGATCTCGTGGGGATATATCGTGCCATTCCTGCTGTGGCAGTATGCTGTCAGCAAGGAAAGACAATGCTCCGGTTGCTTTCACCGGTTGGTTCTTAAATCGGTCTTTCTCGCGTGTGCGGACTTCTCCGTAAAAAATTTCTGTATTTCCTCTGTATACAGAAACCATACTTTTTCTGTTGTGGATTTCTCCGTATAGTGGATTTAACGGTGGAACCTTTAAAGTAAGTTCCCCCGCATATCCAGTCTGTAAATCCAGTTCTGGATTGATAACTGCTGCCTGCCGGTCCCCTGGATAATACAGGACTTTTCCATCTAATTTAATTTTATAAATCACAATGATCCCCTCCTGTAAACAATATCCAGTGTTCCGGATCCCGAAAATTCCAGGGTTTCATCTGTTCCAAATACAACAATATCCGGAAATCTGTTTCTTCCAAGCGTCAGTGTGTATGTTTCTCCGCATCCTGTAACCTTTAATCCGGTTGAACCTATGCTTTTCACATTCAGCACCGGCACTATTGCAATATCTCCGGCGTATACTGTGTATGATCCAGAGCCGGAAATTGTAATTCCGGCTCCCTGGTCTATTACACCTGTTTCAAAATCAAACGGGTCCCAGAGCCAGTCCTCTGTTGAATCCGCAAGGGAATATTTGTACGGATCTGCTTTTGGAATACTTAAATGAAATTGTCCCACCTCTCTGGAACGGTCAAAGTCCGTAATATATGCTCTGCCGGTCCAGAAATACGCTGGATCATTCGAAAACGTTACTCTCACATTCTTTCCATGCAGCTGTCCTCGAATATTTGAGATAAAGCTGTCCCAATCTTCCCTTGGTTTCTTTCCTCCAAGCAAAACATCAATTTCTCTTGATTTATAGATTGTTCTTCCTGTAATTGCTTCCGATCCATCCAAAAATCCGTCTGTACCTGGAACATCAATGTAATATGTTTCTACGTCCGGCTCTTTGATGTAATTGTTGTTCCCAATCGCACATCCCCAGTCTTTCAGCGTATCAATGACTTTCCCTGTATTTTCAATTGTAATCGTTGCTTTTATTGTTAATACATTATTCATCTATACGCCGCCTCCTTTGCTATTCTTCCAAGCTCTGTATTTATTGCAGGTGCAAGTTTTCCAGCCCATTCTTTGTTATCAAAATAGATTTCCTGTCCTGCGCTCATTACCTGGATCAGCTGTGTCAGCATTCCGGTTATTCCGGTAATATCTGTTTTGTTCAGATTATTAGCTGGTTTCATTGAACTTGTATCTAACTGCATATCCATCTGAACATCTTTCATTGCGTCAGCAACAAGTCCCTGGCTCTTTTCAATTCCTGTCGCAAGGCCTTTCATAAAGTCCGGCATCCATTCCTCATAGTAATGTAACGGACCCTCATCCGGTCTTGAGAAATGCAACCATGATCTTATTGTGTTTGCTACGTTCGATACTGCATTCGTTACGTTACCTATGCAGCTCCTGATTCCGTTTGCAATACCATTCACGAAATCCTGTCCCCAGCGAACCGCCTGCCCTGGTAATCCCGTAATATAACTGATCGCGCTGGAAAATCCATTTACAACAGCGGAATATACACCTGACAGTGCTCCAGATATTCCAGATACAACGCTGTTAAATGTATCAACAGCTCTGTCTTTCATATTTCCGGCGTATTGTATAACTGTTTCCTTTACGTTCTGCCACGTTTCGGACGTTCTCTCTCTGATGTTATCCCAGTATTCTGAGGCTCTGTCCTTCAAATTCTGGATTGCTTCCGTTGCACTTTCTTTCAGCTTTTTCGCATTGTTGACAACGAATCCTTTTATTGCTGTCCATGCTTTTGATGCTGCCTGAGAAGCAGAATCCCATATTTTTGACACTGCGTCCCGGAACCCTGTAAATAGTGTTGTGACTGCGGTAACAAGTCCTTTTGCCAGAGCGGAGACAACCTGCTTAATTCCGGTCCATATTGTTTGCGCTGCGTCTTTGATATTTGTCCAGATATTTGATGCGTCTGTTTTGAGTTTATCAAAGTTACCTGTTACCAGGTCGATCAGTAAGATCACCGGTGCAAGAATTGTATTTTTCAACAACTCCCATGCGCCCTGCGCAATCGTCACAAGTCCCTGCCAGATGTTCTGCAGTGTATTAACTGCATTCTGCCATAGCGTTGTGATCGTTGTCACAATTCCGGATATAACCGGATTCTGCATCATTGTCGTCCAGATATTTGCAAAGAAATCTGATACCTGCTGCCAGATACCGGACCACCACGCCGGAACACCTGCAAAAAATGTAACAACGCTGTTCCATGCCTGCGGTATTGTTACGGTAAAAAAGTTTACAATTCCATTCCATATCTGCATGAAAAAGTCTGATGCCTGCTGCCAGATTCCAGACCACCATTCCGGAACTCCTGAAAGGAAGTCCATCAGTGTGCTCCATGCCTGCGGTATTGTCTCTGTAAAAAATGACACAATTTTTTGTACAACTGCATTTACTACATCCCGGAACCATTCGCATTTTGTGTACAGCAATACCAGAGCTGCCACAATCGCGGCTATGACAGCAATAACCGGGTTTGCGGCTATTACTCCAAACAGTGCGGTAAAAGCACCTTTTAGCTTTCCAATAATACTCGTTATTGTTGTTAAAGTTTTCATCTTAGAAAACAGTCCTGTAATTGCAGATATTCCGGTTGCAACTTTTCCAACCATTATCAGCAACGGACCAATCGCGGCGACTATCAGTGCAATTGTGGCAACTACTTTCTTCTGTCCTTCGCTCATTCCATTGAGCTTTTCAACAAACCCTTGAATAACCTCTGCCGCTTTTCTGATATATGGCATCAGGATTTCTCCGAAGGCTATTGCCAACTCCTGCAAGGCACTCTGCAAAGTTGTAAGCTGTCCAGAAAGATTATCCTGCATGGTTTCAGCCATATTCTCCGCGGCTCCGTCGCAATTATCAATGTTCTTGATTAGCTTTTCGTAATCTGCATCTGATGCGTTGATGATGGCCAACATTCCGGACATGGCTTCTTTCCCGAAAATAGCTGTTGCGGCCTGGGTCTGTTCTGCTTCTGACATATTTCCCATTGCTTCTCTCAAGAAATCCATGGTTTCTTTGAGAGATTTCATGCTGCCATCTTCGTTCTGTAAAGCCTTGTTATACAGTCTTACGTTTTGCGTGGTTCCTTCCTGCAGCTGTGTCAGGGTTTCGTTTGCACTTGCAAGCTCTGTCTGTTTTATTTCCAACGTTGCTGCAGCGTTGGAGGCTTCTGTTGACTCAGCTCCGTATTTTGATACTGCGTCGTTGTAAGACTGCTGGGCTTTATCTGCTGCAAGAGAGGCTTTCTGCACTCTAAGCATTTGCTTATCAACTTTTGCCTGATCTACGGCGGTCGCGGCTTCTGTTGCGTAAAAGCCCCACTTTTCCATTGCGTCTCCGACATCTTTTGACGGTTTTATCATGTTTGTCAGAGACGCTCTCAACTGCGTTCCGGCTGACGACGCTTTGATTCCGCTGTTCGCCATGAGTCCAATTGCTACCGCCGCATCTTCTGCACTGTATCCCAGCGCGCCCGCTACCGGAGCGATGTACTTAAATGTTTCTCCCATCAAGCTGACGTTTGTATTTGCACTTGATGATGCCTGTGCAAGCACGTCTGCAAAGTGCGAACTGTCTTCTGCTTTCATACCGAACGCCGTAAGCGCGTCCGTAACAATATCAGAAGTTGTTGCAAGATCTTCGCCAGATGCAGCTGCAAGGTTCATTATTCCCGGAAGACCATCATACATTTGCTGCGCGTCCCATCCGGCCATTGCCATGTATCCCATAGCGTCTCCGGCTTCTTTTGCAGAGAATTTTGTCTGTGCTCCCATCTCCCTTGCGCGTTCTCGCAACTTGTCCATGTCTTCCGCAGATGATCCGGATATTGCGGCCACATTTGACATGGAACTGTCAAAATCTGCCGCCGTCTTTACTGCTGCTGTTCCAAGACCTGTCACTGCCGCCGTCACAGGAAGCATTTTTTCTCCGGCAGATGTCAACGACTCCCCTATTTTCCCGGATGTTTCAGAAATTTCGGCCAGTTTTGCAGATCCTGATCCAACTTCATTCTCAAGTGATTGCAGGCTCTGTTCTGTTTCTATAATTGTCCTTTTCAGAGCGTCATACTGTTCCTGGGATACTTTTCCCTCCTGGAATTTCTGCTGTACTTCCCCTTCTTCGTTTTTCAGAAGTTCCAGTTTTTCTTTTGTGTTTCCAATTTCATCAGACAGTGCTCTCTGTTTCTGCTGTAATAGTTCCGTATTCGTAGGATCCAGTTTCAGCAACTTATCAATTTCTTTGAGTTCCGTCTGTGTAGTATTTATTTTTGCATTCAGACCATCAAGTGACTGCTGCATTTGAGTAGGCGCATTCTTTGCTTCATTCTCCAGAGACTTTAAGCTCTCCTCGGTTGCAATAATTTCTCTTTTCAAAGCGTCATACTGTTCCTGTGAGATCTTTCCCTCTGCGAACTGCTGCTGTGCCTGCTGCTCTGCAGTCTTTAAGGTTTCCAGCTTTTCTTTCGTGCTTTCGATTTCGTCAGCAAGTGCTTTTTGTTTCTGCTGTAACAGTTCCGTATTCGTAGGATCTAATTTCAGCAGATTGTTTATGTCTTTCAGCTGTGCCTGTGTGGTCTTAATCTGTGAATTTACATTTTTAAGTGAATTTTGTAGTCCTGTGGTATCGCCGCCAATTTCAATCGTAAGTCCCCTTATGTCGCGGCCTTTGGACAAAAATTATCACCTCCGTTTAGAATTTATCCATATCCTCCTGAGTTGCCATCTTCGGCCATTTATAGTCGTCGTTAATTTTTTCCGTAAAAATATCCAGGACGAGACCTACTGTCAGAAGGTCTAAATCCTGGATACTTATTCCAACCTGTGCGCACCTGAGAAGGAATAGAGGTGTCGTCATTTCCCGGCTACTTGGTCGAAGTTTTTTTTTGCTTCTGCCTGTGTCTGCTGGTTCAGGTTCCAGAGTTTTACAATCTCCGGGAAAATTGTATAAATTGAAAATGTATCAAACTGATCTAACCAGTCATATACATCTTCTGGAAAATCCTGTCCCTTTTTCTGTGCTGCGTGTTTTGCCATTACGAATGCGACGTTTTCGAACATCTCCAAGTCCTCAATAGGAATGTCCGACTCGGACACCTTCTTTTCATTCTGCTTATCCTGTGATTTTTTTACGGACTTTTCAATTTTTGCCATGTCCTGAAAAATATCTCTCCGGAACTGAATCCGGTAGATTCTTGGAATTGCAGCAGAAGCGGCAAAAAGCACCTCTTTATCATCAATTTTAATTGTTTTTGTCAGCATTTTTATTCTCCCACAACTTTTTAATCTGCGTTAACAGCCTGTGCTGCTTCGGTGACTGTTTCCGGATAATACACTGTCTTATACCATCCGCTGTATACAGTGTCGTCTGTATCTACTGTGGTCTGAGCTTTTACACGTCCGTTTGGAAGCGGAGCATTGCTGATCGTAATTGTTTCTGTACCAGGTTCAATACTATCTTCTTTTGTCTGGGATTCGATTGACGGTCTGGTAGCTGTGCAGTTATAGAGAACTCGCCTGATTCCTTTCTGATCTCCGTCAAATTCAAACAGAAGTGCAAATTTCTGTGTATCCGTAGAATCACTGATTTCATGCAGCACACCTTTTTCGTCCTTCTTTTCTTTCAGGACATCCTGTCTGAAAGAATCCGGAATTAATGCAAATTCTGCATCTCCTTCATATCCGTTGTTTGCAGCTGACACATAATACTGGATTCCGTCTGCATAGAACGGTGAAATATCTCCATTTGCGTCAAGTGATATGGATACAGATCCCGGAATCGCTTTCGGGACTTCAAAAGTAATTGTTCCATCTTCTCCTTCGTTCTGTAATGCGTAATGTGCGTTTTTAAGATTGTACTTAACTTTGTTATCTTTTTTGCCCATCTTTATACCTCCATTTCGTATAAAACTTCGTACATTTTTTCTGAGTCAAGATATTCTCCCGTCTTATCGTATGTGATTCCATACTTATCCAGGATGTCCTCTATCTTCTTTTCATTGTTCCAGTCCTTTTCGTCTGAATACAATTCGATATTCAGAACGTCGATTTTTGCGTATGTAATTCCGTCCGCATGAAAATTATCACTTTCCGGAATCCTCCATACGATAAAGGGCGGCTCTATCCAGTTATGAGTTGAAAAATGATCGTATTCATATGGCAAGCCGATTTCATTCAACATTTCTTTGATATTTTCAACTGACATCATAGCCTTGACGTGATCTCCCTTTCCAGCTCTGCTATTGCTGCCTGTTCTGCAGGTTCTACATGTTTGATTGCAGCTACCCTTCCGCCCCCTCTTTTCTGGTGTCCTTTTTCAAGCAAATGCACCAGGGAGTATTTTTTATCGTGGATCGCAATAACTAAACTTGTAGAATTTTCTTTCACAACAGTTTTCTTCCATCCTTTTTTATACTTTCCGGTATTTACCGGGGATGTCTGTTTTAGCTTTGATACTGTCTTTTTTGCAACATTATTTACGCATTCCTTCGTTGTCTCAGTGCATTGTTTTCCATAGTCTTCAACAAGGCGATTTATTTCTGCTGCCAGATCATCAATTCTGATACTATCCGCCATTGTCGCCCCTCCTGTCTTTATACAACTGTACGATTTTTTCCAGTGACAGATATATTGCAGGTGGTGTAGCGTCAAATTTCTCCTGAATCTGCACTATTTTGTACATTGCCGGATTATGTTCATTGATAATTTCATCTCTTTCAAAATCGAATGGATCCCGGAGCCAGCCGCTTTGCGAATCAATGATAACAATGTCAAGAGCTTCAATATCTTCCCTGTTCAGCACTGCTGCCGGAATGCTTAACAATTTTGTTATTTTATTTCCTGCTGTCTGTGCGTCAAAATATCGTCTCTCTCCGATTGTTCGGTTTCCGAAGCGAATGTTCTTGAGCTTCGTGTCTACGATCACCCTGTCTTCTGTTTTGCAGATACTGAGTATCCCGTCTGTAAACGTTTCAAACTGTTTACGCCTGGCTCTTGGCATATTCTTCCACCTTCTTTGCTATCTGCAGTCCAATAATCTCACTTTTGTAGTTTTCCCAAAACTGCTGCAGCTCTCCAGAATACTCATACATTACAAGCTGAAAAAGGAGTGTCCTTTCCTGAGTATCCCCCAGGAAATCGCACTCCCCTATTTTTCCGGCTAATGATGCCATGCCTCTTTTTATCATTCCTTGGAGCTTTTCATCTCCTTTTGGATCGTCCCAGGTGATGTCCAGATAGTTTCTGACATCCTCCAGAAGTTTTGATAAATCATTTTCTGACATAGCACTCATTTTATCACTCCTTGGTTACAGTTACGGTATAAGTCTTTGTCTGCTCTCCGTCTGTGACTTTAACAGTTACGGTATTTGCTCCGGCGGTCCATGTGATCTTTCCGCCGTTTGTTACTTTGCTGGATCCCGCAGTAATTTCAATTGCTGCTGTTCCTGATTTCGGGAACGCTGTGATTGTATTTGTTGCAGTTGTTGTTTTTGCTGTGTATGTGTTTGTGTCGCTGTCAAATTTCGGTGAGAGGGTTAATCCTCCGATTCTCAGGTCAGACAGCAGTGCATTATCTACGTGCTCCTCCTGTTTACTTACAACCTCGAAGCGAACCGGATGCAGATCTGTAATGTCCAGAACGACAAAAGCATTGTTATCCAGTGCGAATCCATGAGCGTATAATTTGATAAGATATACTCTTTCGTCTTCCAGAAATCTGTATTCATCTGAATACTCAATCTTTCCGTTTTTGGACATTCCTACACCAAGGAAATACTTTCCGGCCATTCCGTATACTGCAGTTCCTTCTGTAACTGCTGCCGACTGGATGATTTCCAGAGGAATCGGAAGTGTTGAAACATAAACTCCGTCCGGAGACATTGCGCGTGTTGCCGGAAGGATTCGTTTCCAGTAATCTACCGGATTTACGATCATAATCAGGTTATCTACTGTTCTTGCCTGGCCTTTGCTGTTTCTTGCCATGATAGATGTAACATTTCCAAGCTGGATCATATCAAGAGCTGTCATTTTGATAGTCTCTTTTTCCGGATATTCTCCGGACACAACGTTCACTCCGTCTCCTACCTGGCGCGCCATTCCGATTGGCATGTCTTTTCCGGTACCATTTACAATTCCGTACTCAAGTCCATTCGCAAGAGCTTCTGTGAGTACCTGACGCACGTAGTTATCTAACCATGCAGGGCCTAAATCAAGCATAGCTTTTGATACTGGCAGGAATGCGCTCAGTTTATCCTGAGTTACATCTACTTCCTTGAATCCGGATGTCAGTTCTTCAATGATCTTGCTGCTGAGTTTGCCCCATGCTGCTTTCTGCTCTCCGTTTGTGTTCAACATCATTCTTGTGAGACCAGTTACAGTTGTCGCATTTAATTTTGACAGCAGCGGATGATTTGTTGTCAGTTCTTCAAATACAGAATCAATGATTGTCTCCGGGAAAACAGTCTCAATATTGTTGAGAGCCTGTTTTGGATCCGAAGATTTCATTGCGTCAATTACTTTCTCGTAATATTCTCTCTCTGCGCTTGTGAGCTGACGTACACCCCTCTGTGCAAGCACATTCATATCACTCTGATTTACAAGCTCTTTCGCCTGTTCAAGCACGTTCTCCTCGATATCCTGGCATAATTCCAAATATGCTTTTGAAAACGCTTCTGAATCATTCTCCGCAACAGCAGCATTCATTCTGTTGAGGATTTCCGTTCTCTTTAATGCGGCAAAATCTTTATTTTTCATTTTACTCTCCTTTTTTGAATCCCTGCAGGAATCCCTGCAGTGTGTGTTTCTCTGGTTCTTCCGGTTTCTTTCCCGGTTCGGGTTTCTGTCCTTTCTGCATAAGTTCCAGCTGCTCTCTGAAAGACTTCGTATCTTTCATGTGCTGCATAACTTCCTGGAGACGTTTCTGCATTCCTTCTTTTGTCGTGTCTCCCTCTGGCGCGTGTCCGTAATCCTCTACCTTGTCGATCAGGCCATATTCCAGGCAATCATCCGGAGTCAGGAAGGTTTCTGCCTCCATCATATCTGCAAGCTGCTGTTCTTCCAGATTTGAACGCTCAAGGAAGATCTTCCGGTTGCTTGCCGTAAGTACGTCCAGATCATCCGCTGTCTTTCTCAGTTCTCTTGCGTTTCCGGATGCAGTAACCCATGGTTCATGAATCAGTGCTGTTGTTCCTACGCCCATGATTCTTTCATCACATGCCTGTAAAATCACAAAAGCTACGGAATACGCCACACCATCAACGATTCCTTTTACGCGGCTTCCGGACTGTTTCAAAAGGTTGTAGATAGTTACTCCCTCTTTTACAGATCCGCCATTTGAATTGATATGTAATTCAATCGTATGGTCTTCCGGAATTGCTGCCAGCTGATCGCGGAAATACTTCGCAGATGTCTCGCTTTCGGTATATGACCATGTTTTCCAGTCAAATTCTCCATATGCTGATACATCATCATAGATGTATAGCAAATGTACCGCCGGATCTGCTGCCTGCTTAAAACAGTAATTTGTTTTATTCTGTGTTTTTTCCATTCCCGCCATTTTCTCCACCTCCTTCCAGGCTGTTCAATAAATCCTGTACTGTGCTGTAATTCTTTGTGATAAAATGCTGGTTCGCCCATTCTTCATTAATCTGTGGCTGTCCCATTGCACGCAGAATCATGTTGATCGTATGCGTTCCGGACTGTACCAACTTGTCAATCTGCGTCGCATTGCTGAATATGTCAACATGCTTAACGTGTGACGTGTCTACCATGCAGCGGCTGCCCTTCAATACGGCTTTCCCGTATTTTTTACGGTTGATTTCGCTCTCTAAGGATCCGGCTAATGGATCCAGTGCAACAGTCAGCAGTTCGTCTATTGCCTTGCTGTTGTCCTGCACGTCCCCTTTCAGGATTGACGGAGGGATTCCTATTGCCCTCGCTGTAAAGTCGAATACATCATCATATAGTGCTTTTATGTCTCTTGTTGTTGTTTCATTGTAGTTCTTTGACCTGTTCGTTTCTGTGAAAGTATATCCTTCGAATAAGGGCAGAACTGCATTTTCGCTTTCAAAGAATGTCTTAAAATAATCATTCAGCAACTTTTTGAGAGTATCATCAAAGTTTTTGCTGTTCTGGGCTACGGCTGATATGTCCAGAGTTCCTTTTGAGCCATGTGACTGCATAAAGGTCTTTGCTCCGTACTGGATCAGCTTCGCATAGGAACCATATAGCCCCTGTAGTATCGTATTTACATTTTTCCAGTTCGGTTTTAGATACAGAACATCTGTGGATCTAAACGACCTCTGAAAAGTGTAATCATCAATCTGTACCTGGCTGTATGTGTTCCCGTACAGTGCGCTTCTGGTTGTGCAAAATGAATCTGCTACATAGAGCTGTCCATCTATTCCAGCAACAACCAACGCCTCTCCGTTTCTGAACATCTTTTCGATTAACTTATCAAAAAACTGCTGTTTATTCTGGTTTCTGTTTGGTTCGTAGTTCCAGGTATAATATTCATCCCGAAATATTTCGTCACCATTCAGGAATGTACGAATCTCGCATTTTCCTAACATTTTTGCAAGAATCTGAATTGCTCTCTGAAAAGCCAATTCCCTCAGATAAATTTCTGTCATTATGCTCTCAATCGGATTGTCTGCAATCTCAATTCGAGACACATTTTCAACTGACTGCTCTGGTTCTGGCTTCCCCCGTATCAGATTCCTGAATGAAAATCCCAACCTTTCTCACCCCCTTTCAGTAAGTCATTACTCCAATATCAGGCACTGCTGCCGTTTGTGCGTATGGGATCATGTCCTCTATTGTCATTGACGCGACAAGTGCCATAAACGGGTCAGTTTTTCTGCTTTTCGCTTCAATTTTCCCGTAAACATAGTTTCCTATGTCTGCATCATCTTTCTTTCCCGGTTTTCTCCCGTATGGGATCATTTTTGTATTGTTCGTCCCCCAGCGGAGCACTGGATTGTCTCCCCAGATAAAATTGTCATTTGCGAAACAGCTGTCTATCACTGTCGCAACTCTCATTATGTCTGAGGGACGTACAAGCTTTAAATTTTTATATACTTTTGCGTCGAATCCAATTTCCCGGAGTGCTGCTGCCAGCAGAGCATAGCGGAAATCGTCAATCGCAATTCCTTTTATGCAATATTTCATCATTGCTGCTTGAATATAATCAGTGATGATCTCCGGATGTATCTCCACATCATCCACCATTGTCAGCAGTCCTCTCCGTCTCCATTCTTCCAGAGGAGCTTTTATCCTTGGAATATCTTTTGACTGGCTGCACAACCATGAATGATTGATGTCATACCGGATATTTTCATCTCTGAAATGCAGATTTACGGAAACAAGGTCCGTAATCTTCGAGAAGTCAATCCCGCAGGTGCATGTCCACCCTGACAGATCCGGTATTTCTCTGTTCGTGAGCTTTATTTTCTCATACGAACACACTTTTATGTCTGCGGATCCGCTTGGGATATTCATTCTCTTTGTCATAAATGCAGTGAGACGTTCAGGATGCGCTAACCAGTCATTGTACTCTTTTCGCATTTCTCCCATTAACGTCGGGAGATATGGCAAGGACGGATTTGCTTTTTCCCAGTTCTTTTCGTCGTATACTTCTTCTTTGTTGTCCAGTCTGCAGATAAATGGCAGCATACCATTATCCGGAAGATCATCAAAAAGAATGTCCGTTGCTGTTCCAAGCATATCGTCAAGCGGTCCTTCTCTTATATCTCCCTGTGTGGTGTAGTAGGACCGGCGTGGATGTGGTTTCTTTCCAAGTCCGGTTGTGAACACTTCAATGTTTTTGTAATCCTGATACTGGTGAATCTCGTTAAACACCACCATGCCGGAGCGCATTCCGTCTTTTCCGGATGGGTTATTTGTACGTCCCAGAATCGTTGATTTCGTTTCTGTTCCTACTACCTTCTCGGATGTCCAGTAATAGAATTTTTTTAATTTTTTCGTGTGTTCAGGCGTTTCAAGAGCTTCCACCACGTCTTTGACGGGTCTTAGTGCCTGATCTTCGTTATTTGCACAAATATCTACGTCATACGCCCTGATTCCGTTATATGGACTTACCAGGCAGGCAGATTCCCACGCTATTGTTCCGTCTTTTCCTGCACCCCTTCCGAGCATACAGAAAAGATCCGGCCAGCGTGGAGTCTTTGATACCCTCCAGTATGTGCAATCGTGCAGTCCCACGACAAAAATCTGCCAGGGAAATAACTTTTCAAACGGGAAATATTTTGCGATCCCGATATATTTCGTCAGCTGTTCGCTGTCTGTGTATATGTCTTCGTTTTTGAAACAACTTCTGACGTGTGATACCAGTGCTTTGACTTCCCTGGAAGCTCTGATTTTCTCAGACTCTACGGCCTCCATGAACTCCTCTATGCGTGGATCACAATTCGTCATCATCATCCCCCTTTATTGTTTCTTTCGTTGTCAACTCCAGCTTGTCCAGAATCATCAGCATCTGTTTGTTGACAGCAACCAGATCTTTGACCGACTGGTTCTGTTTTACAATCGTTGCTTTCCCGCTTGCGGATGTGGTCTCAAAGGTCACTCCGCGCTTTTTTATATCTGTTTTTAGCTTCTTTTTGACATCATAGAGGGTCATATAGTCGTCCAAAAGGTCTTTGAAGACGGAAATATCTGCCTGTTTTTTTCTCAGCTGCTCTTTTAAGCTTTCTAATATATCCGCTTTTTTTTCGGCCATTTTTTCACCCCTATTTTTTTATTTTTTCATCATGTGCGACCTTTCGCAG